GAGCGCAGGAACCAGGGGGCCTATTACTAAGTTTGCTAGCGGCGGCATGGTTCCTGGTAGCGGGAATCGTGATACAGTTCCAGCCATGCTCACTCCTGGGGAGTTCGTTATAAGAAAGAGTAGCGTCAATAAGCTTGGCGCTAGTAATCTCGCGGCGATGAATGAGAATAGATATGCTGATGGAGGTTTTGTCAGCACTTCAAGATTAACAAGCCCGCGCGTACAGGGTGGAAAAACGATACAGAATTCATTAAATGCCAACAAGGGAAAAGGCTGGACTATAATTGATGAATTTAAAGTTCCTTATCGTATTTCTCAAGTAGACCCATATTCTAAATCTATTCCTAAAAAATTAAGAGATCAATATTCAAAATCACCAAACGCTTCTAAAAGAGGGTTTGCTTTTGAAAATATTGTTTCGCGTGTTAAAGGTAGAAAACTAAATGACAACAATGCATTTCTAGATGCTAAGAACTCAGAAATAAAAAGCGATAAAAAGTTTTCAGAGAAAAAATCTGGAGGGTTAAGAAGCTCTGCATATAAAACTATTGTTGCAAAAACATTAAATACAGTTTTATCACGTAAAAAAGTTGAAGACTTAAATTTTACCTCAAGGAAAGATCAAAAAGATTTAAGTTCTTATCTAAGTGCTGGGCAAATTACGGTATATACAGATCCAGGCATTAAACAATGGGAAAGTCAAAATAAAAATCTCGGTGGTCGGATTCAAAAATTTGCCGCTGGTGGTATTATTCAAGCCAAGCAAGCCGGTGCCGCCGTGTTAGAACCAGAAGGTAAAGACACCCTCACTGTGCCTGTTTCTGTTAAAGACGTTAAAAGTGAATTTGGTAAGGCTGCCACTGGGATTAAGTTTGCCCGTGGAAAAGACCCATTTACAAAAAGATATTCTGACACAAGTTTTAAAGTAAAGCGACAGGGGCTAGACAAAGAAACGTCAACAAAGTTTAGACAAAATATCAATGATGGCGTAGTGGCTGGTCTTGATTTTGCTGGTTCTAATTTAGGGGCTGATCTTGGTCTTGGTCCTGTTAAGATTGATCAATCTACAAAACAAAATTTTATTAATTCTTTAAGGGCAGCGCAGATTGGTGACGCTTTTGAAAATATATTATCTACATTATCTAATCGTGGAAGATTTGATAGTTCGGTTGACCCCAATAGACCATTTGATTTTCCCGCCGGATTACAAGGACCAATAAAAGATAATTTTGACACGCTGCCATCATCTTTTGTTGATGCAAAATCAAGTTTTGAAGCTGCGAGTAAAGAAAATTTTAAAGGAAAAATATTAAGACAACTTAAACAAGAATTAATTGCTGGTGGTATATACGAAGATACTCCAATTTTTAAAGCTCCAAGAAAGAAAGCTCTTGGGGGTACTATACATAAATTTGCAGAGGGTGGTGCGGCCTCTGATACTGTTCCAGCACTTTTGACTCCTGGTGAATTTGTCTTTAATAAAGAGGCGGCGCAGAGTATTGGATATGGCAATCTTAATAGAATGAACAAACAGGGTGTTCAAGGTTATGCTAAAGGAGGCACTGTTGGTTTTAGAAAATATGCTAATGGTACTGGTCCGCTCGGCGCTAGTCCTATCGTTAGTCCAATGGCCCAGAGTATAAACGCTGCTAATAATCCCAATCTTCAAAAGTCTTTATCTTCCATAGAAAAAACGGCGCAGTTTTTTGATTCTTTGGGTCTTACTACTAAAGAATTCAATTCTGCGATGGATAATTATAGTGCTGGCTTAGAGGCTGGACTTACAAAACAGCAAGCCTTAGAAACGGCTACATCCATGTTGGCGGATGATATGGAAAATAATTCAAAGGCTCAGAAAAAAAATATCACAACTTTCTTAGAGACTCAAAAATCGGCACAAAAAAATAATTCACTAAGGTCTAAAGTTGGTGATAGTCTAAAGAAGCAATTAGCTGATGCTCGCGCAAGCCTTTCTTCAGGCGCTAATTCTGTTCGTAGGGGCTTGGATAAATTTACTGGCGGCAGAGTTAGTGGTGCTGTTATTGGCGCCGCGAGAGTAGGTAGTAAAGAAGGTAGACAGGCCCTTGGTCAAGGCTTGAATCAGGCTGCTGGTGCTGCTCAAAGTTTTGTTTTTCTTGGGGCTAGTGTTGCTGCGGTTACGTCTCAAATGTCTGGATTAGAAGAAACTACTAAAACAGCAATAAACGAAACCGCTGGATTTGCTACGGGTCTTGTTGGTATTGGTGGCACTCTTCTTCAGGTGTTTACAAGCATGACTGCGGCTGGAGCGTCTGAAATTGTTTCTGAAGAAATCAACACTCAGGCTACTAATAAAAACACTGAAGCGCAATTAAGAAATTCTGCCGCTGGATCTAAAGCCGCTAGTGCAATTGGTGTTTTTGCAGTTGGTTTTGTTGCAGGTATTTCTGCTCTTAAATTCTTTAGTAGTAAGGCTACGGCTGAAGCAGATAAGCTTTCTAAAGGTCTTAACGATGCTCTTGGTAAAATCAAAGAAGGTGCAGAAGCAAATGCTAATGACCTTAAAGCTTCTGCCAGAAAAGAAATAGAGGCTAGAAATGAAGCCGCTAATTTTACCGTTAATCCGTTTAGTGGTCAGGGGGCTGCTAATCTCGCTGGTGCCGCTGTTGGTGCTGGAGCTGGAGCTAAAGCCGGTGCCGTTATTGGATCATTTATAGCTCCCGGTATTGGTACTGCTATTGGTGGTTTAATAGGCGCTATTGCTGGCGGTATAGGTGGAGCATTAGCACCGGCATATTTTGCTTCTAATGAATTAACAGAAGCCCAAAAGAGACAAACAGAACAAATTAATAATTCTATAGATAGTTTAATTTCTTTAAATGCTGGTATATCTAGTCTTAAACAGGCTAGCGAAGATTTGGCAAAAGCCGAGTCTGCCGGTGTTAGTGGTGAAGAATTAGTATCTAGGGGATTAGAGGCTGGAAGAAGTTCTGGTGGCGCGCGAGCGGCTACTGGTTTTCAAGAAGCTTCTAACACCCTTGCTGAATTAGCGCAAAAGGCTGGAAAAACTGCGGCAGAGCTAGAAAAATCTGATTTTGAAGGAGATCCTGGCGCATTAATAAGATTTAATCTTGCTACTCAACAGGCGGCTTCTGCTCAAGAACTTGCTGCCGCTCAAGCAAAAATAACCGGAGAAACACTACAAAGGGCATTTAAAGAAACTGACGCTTCAAAAACATTTGATGAGTTGGTTACTGCTGGTGGGCCATTTGCTCAAGCCCTTAGACAAAATATAGCAGCAATAAAAGCAGAATCTGGTATCAGACAAATTGCACTAGAGCAACAAATAGTAGAAAACAAAAGAAGAATTTCTGAATCTACTAATGAAGAAGAAAGTGCAGCTTTACAAAAACAAGGGGAAGCACTTCAAAAAGCATATAATGATGAGCAGGCAAGAAGCGCACAACTTCAAAAAGATATTGTAACTGGATTGCGAGCTAGTCAGCAGGCGCGAAATGCAGAAATTATAGCCTTAGAAAGAGCCAGACAGCAGCAAGTCGCTCTTACAGCCGCCCTAGCTAAAACAGAAGCGTTTTTGTCAGACATATCTAATATAGAATTAAATTTAGATAGACAATCAGAATCTTTAGATAATTTTGCAGCAGTTATTGACAATGCTACGCTTAAAATTAAAGCATCTGGTGTTGACGAAATAGGCAATGTGGCTAACGTTTCTAACTTGGATAAGTTTTCTAATCAAATCAATCAAATAACAGGAAAATTTGGTCCAGAAGCGCAAAAAATAGGCGACGAACTTACTCAGTCGGCTTCTGTGTTGAAGAATGCGAGAGGTCTTATTGGTACTAGCTTTAAACTTTCTGACCCAGTAAAAACTGGCGAGGTGTTGAATAGGCTTGGACTTACTCCGCAACTTCTTGGTCCTGGTGGCGAAAAACTATTTCAAGAAATAGCTGAGTCTTTACAAAAGGCTTCTACTGAGGGTGTTCTTACAGAAGATATTGTAAAAGATATTTTTGCTCCTGTAGAAAAACTTAGTGGTAGACAAACAGAAGTAATACAAAAACTTATTGGTATAAATCAAAAAGAAATTGACAATTTACAAAAATTCTTAGATGTAAAAGAAAAATTAAGACAAAGAGAAGTAGAGCAAAAACAAAAAGAGATAGAGACAATAAAAGAAGGGGCCGATCTGCGAGCTAAGGCTACTGAATTAATAGCTAAGTCCAGAGGTGTGGAAATAGACCCATCTGAGTCTGCCAGATCACAAAGAATAAGAAATGAGCAAACCAGGGCGGCCAGAAACCAAGCCGCACTTAGGGGCATAAGGGTTGGCGGCAGACAAATAAGCTCAAGAAATGTTGGACAGGTGGCTGGAGTCAGAAGGGCTGCAATACAAGAAAGAAGGCGTGTTCAACAACAAATAGCCGCAGGTAACTCTAGTAGAGATTTGATTATTAGACAACAACAACTAAAAGTTGTAATTGATAGCACCACGGGTGTTCTGGAAGATTTTACAAAGCAGGGCGATGCCGCTAATGATATTTTTGCTGAAATGGAAGCAAATATCTCGGTTATAGAAAAAGAAAGGGCCGCCAGACAGCAGGTTATTGGTGTACTTGAAGAGTTTGTTGTAGGTGGTCAGGATGCAAGACAAAGCCTTTTACAAGCCTCTGCTGGTGTGAGGCAGGCTTTTACCACGGGCACATTACAGCTTCAAAGTCCAGAGCAAAGACAAGCCACCGTTGGTCTTTTAGATAAGCTGGCTGATGTTGAGTTGTTCCCAGGGTTTACCGGTAAAGAAATAAAGCAAGAGCTTGTTATCAGAGACGCTATTAGAATGGGCCTTGATCCAAGAATAGCAGAACAGTTAGCAACTGCCACATCCACAGAAGAAAAATTAATTAACGCCAATGTCGAACTTGCTAAAAAGATTGATTTACTAACTCAAGCTACAAATGCCTCTGTCAGAGCTTTGAATCAGGGGGATGATGCTGCTGGTCTTAGTACGGGCGGGCTTGTTCAATATAGGGCCAATGGTGGTTCTATTTTTCAGCCCAGGGGAACCGACACTGTACCTGCCATGTTAACTCCTGGTGAGTTTGTAATTCGCAAATCTGCCGTTGATAAAGTTGGAGTTGGAGCGTTGCAGCAAATTAATAATGGCGGAAGTCTTGTGCCAGGATTTGCTATGGGCGGCGTTGTTCTTGATGATAAAAACAAAAACATGGACAAGCAGATGTCCAACAAGTCTGCCGAAAATATATTTCAAGACGACAAAAAACAAAAAGTTGCTGGATTGGCTAAGGGGGGTGTAATATATCGCGCAAATGGTAGCGATTTACCAGAGTACAGCCCCTATTATAACACAAACCTTGAGGAAATATATAGAAAAATTGATGCAGAGACAACTCAAGGTAATGTTCCCGCTTATGTTTTTAGAAATGATTTGGATTTGTTGAGGAAAGAATATGAGCTACGATATATTATTGGTCCTGGTAATTTTAAGAACGATAAAGGAGAGCCAACCCTCCAGGCCAAAAGGTTGAATCTTATTGACGACATGCTTGTGCAAGATAAGAATTTTTATACGGGTCGCTATTCTCTTCTTGGTTCAGAATCATTTTATGGCGAAAAGTTGACTAACGCAGAAAGGGAGGTTTTATTTGAAGTAAGGGAAAAAATTCTTCAAAGAAATAAAGAATATAAAGAAAAAAATAAGAGAAGAGACGATAGGGAATCTATAAAAGAATATGTGGAAAGAAAGGGAAGAGAAGCCGATGCAGCAGCAGGATCAACAACAACAGCGGCAACAGCGGCAACAGCGGCAACAGCAGCAACGGCAGAAACACCAACATCAACACCAACATCAACACCAACAGCGTTGCCACCAACTATCGCCAGACAAAATAACAACAAACCACCGTTAATCCAACTACCGGATGAGATCAAGAGAAGAAACAAAGAAATTATGGATCGAGAAGCCCGGTATGATACAGAACTAAAAACGACTCTGGCAAGACAAAAGGAGACATTTGCTCTTCGTAAGACAAGATCCATGAATCAACTCGAAGAAGAACTCAATTTTTTAAATAATTTTCCGACTTCCCAACCACCGGCTACCCAACAACCGGCTGCCCAACCATCGGCGCCACTGGCTACCCAACAACCGGCTGCCCAACCATCGGCGCCACTGGCTACCCAACAACCGGCTGCCCAACCATCGGCGCCACCGGTTCCCCAATTATCGACTCAAAGAATACAAGGTGGTTTTGATTATGATACTAGTTTTCCATATGATAAGTGGTTTAACAAAGAAGGTCAATCATTTACCGCTCGTTATTATGGTGTGACCGACGACCAAAAAAAGGTCAGACTAAAAAGGTTTGAAGACGGTAAAATTTTTGAAGTACCGATTAATAAACTTGATGCAAGCAGTAAAGGTATAGGCAGCAAGTATTATAAAGAAGAAAAACGACGCAGTGGCTATAATCCAACCGAGGGATTGAGGCAGGATTTGTCTGAAGCGGGTGAAGCTTATAAACAATTTGATAGATACAATGAATGGACCGACATAAGTGGTACATATTCGACTATGGCTAGGTATCGAGGGGTTGAAGGCAGGAACGTTTTATTGCAGAAAGAAGATGGTAGCAATATTTCTGTTCCTATCGACAAACTCTCTACCAAAAGCGAAGCGCTTGCTAGAATGTTTTATGGGGAAGAGCAAAGAAGGGCGCAATATCGTGCTAGTGGTGGAAAAGTTAATTATTTATTTGGTGGGGGATTTGGTTTACCGTTTCAGGGGTTGTCGTTTCAGGGTGTTCAACCTTATGGTAATTTTGGCGGCGGTTATGGTCCTCAAAGTGGGCTTGGAGCCGCCTATGGTCAGATGATGATGGGTCAACAGGCTATGGCAAATCAATTTATGATGGGCCAAAGGTTTATGGCAAATCGCGCCGCTGCTGGTCAGCAATTTATGGCAAATCGCTTTATGATGGGACAGAAGTTCTTGGCGAGCATGGTTCCACGGGTTGGTGTAACTGGTCCCGCTATGGGCTATACTAGCAATAGACGCACAACCCAGCGCTTTGATGCTTCAAAGTGGAAACATAGATATTTTGATCCCGCTGGTGATATACAAGAAACCCCTTTAGATTATGTCCTAACGGAGATTGGTGGAGATTATGAAGAAAGGCTTCAAAAGGCTTGGATTGCGACGGGCGGAAATATTTCTGACAGGGGGTTAAAAAATATATTTGACAATTTAGCTATTTTTAAATTAAACAGAATAATTAGTGATTATGGCGAGTTTAAAGATATAAGACCGGGAACAGTCGAGGTTGCGGGTCCAGCCGCTCCTGTTACGGGTCTTGGCGGTTTGGTTTTAAATAATCTCGGAGAAATTGATGGGGTTTCCCTCAGTCAATTATTAGATAATGATTTTGATTTCCCAAGAACAACAATGCCTGGACTCATTGAAAGATATTTTCATCGTAGAAATGATGGTGAATCTACCGCTTCTATTCTTACAGATTTTAGAAATAGTGGATTATCTAATGATGGTAGAATGAGATTAATAGAGTACATTAAAGATATTAGAGCGGAAACCGGAATACAATTAGCGACTGGCGGCAAGGTTCCTTATTTCTCCAACGGCGGCGCTACGGGCGGCGACAGTGTTCCTGCCATGTTGACTCCGGGCGAGTTTGTCATGAAAGCTGACACAGTTAAAAAATATGGTGTTGGATTTATGCAAAACCTAAACAAAGGTAATTTGCCCGGATACAATAAAGGCGGCCTTGTTCAGTATCGTCAGGAAGGGGGACTAATGGGAACTTTTGGTTCTGCTGTTTCTGCTGGCGCATCTGCTCTTGGTATTGATACTTCACAAGTTGAAAGTGTTTTCAATAATTTTGTTGGCGATTTTTCTTCTGTGTTTGATAATATATTAAAGCCATTTAGTGGAATTGTTGACACGTTAAATAATTTATCACAGACTTTTGGAAATTTTGTAATGAATCATAATGTGGCTGGTGACTTAAATGTTAATATACAGGGTATAAATTCCGAAGTTATCAAAAATGAGGTCTCTAAGTATGTTGTAGATTTGATTGGAGAGCAAGTTAAGATAGCATTTAAAAATCAA